TAAAAAATTTAGTTTAAGTTCCCTTACCAAAGGTAACTTTCGATTTCCGCTCATTAAATAGCGGCATACGTGGATCATTTTCCCGCATTAGGCTGTTATCAACTGACTGCATTTGCGCCTTACTCTGTTCAGAGTAATAAGCATTGCGCTCTTGAGTGAGTTCTTCTGGAGCCTTGCATAGCATTAGTCCTCCTATAACTACATTGTCTTTGAACTTCTCGTTCTCGACGGTGACCATAGTTATTTCGGGGTGATCCGATGCTTTTACTGGTTCCCAGCCTTCACGCAATTTAGATGAGACATTAGTGGCATCCACATTACCTTGCGTACTTACACGAATCCAGCGAAATGCATAACCCGGCTCTGGAGTAGGCGAAGGTAGAACCTCCGGCTTTATCCAAGCCTTTTTGCGGGCCGTTTTTTCACGGGTGACGTTCTCGCGGTTAATTCTGTTCTCAGCCATCATACTCTCCTCATCTCTTCAGCAACCTTTTTGGCGTATAGTTCTAATGGAACACCGAGTTTTTTAGCTATAGCTACCTGTGTCTGCGTTAAACGCACCTTTTTGGGTGCTGTGCTCCGCGTTGCGGGGGCAACCACATTTGACTGTCGCTTATGTTCGGTTTCCTCTGCTTCCCCTTCAAAATTGTCAGGGAACAGCTTCTGCATACGAGAGTTTATAGTCTCGTAGTATTCATCACTTGACGGGTCTACCCCATCAGTAACAAGTTTCTCGTGTAGTCCCATAGCGTACCCAGTCATTTCTTGGTCTGAACCAAACCAAGTATTTTCCTTGGCCCAATCAGACGCTCGTTCATCCACTTGGGGGGCTTGAGCTGCACGTTCTTGAGGTAGTTGTACCTCATTGTCCTCTGTTTGTAAAGCAGGGGGTTCAAAATTCTTTAGCTTATCTGTTTTTATGTTAGCAGCATTGAGCTTTTCTTGTGCTTCAAGTACTTTATCAGCGTCTCCTGCCTCATAAGCCTGTTTATATTGGCGTTTAGCAAGTAATGCCTCTCCCGCAGCAGTTCTTTTAGCTTGTTCTAGTAATGCTGCTTGATTTTTATCTACTGTACCCTTTAGCTGGTTATTTTCTTCGACGAGCGTTTTTGCGAAACTTTCGAGCTCCTGTCTTTCGCGGTGGGCTTGTTCTTTGGCGCGACGTTCGTCGTGGTAGCCTTTGCTGAAGTGCTTAATCCGGTTACGTACTTTCTCAGAGTAATCTTCCAACTCCTCATCTGTAACCTCATTTGGAGGAGTTGAAGGCTTACGGTTACGATCAGACTTCGGTACATCGTCAACAACTTCGATTTCATAATCTTCTTCCTTTGCCTCTTTAGCAGGCTTTTCTTCTTTGGGCGGTTTACCTGAAAGGTCTATCTCAATAGCCTCACTAGACTCGATCTCAATATCATTTTTGTTGTTATCTTCGTCTTCGGGAAATTCAAATTCAACTTTTTGGAACGGCATAATCTACTCCTTACACTCGTGTTACGCCACGAGGATCGGCTACAACTGCTTCAATTGAATCATCGTTCATTAAACGATATTCAACACCACCTACTTTAAACCGTGTACCTGTATTCATACGGAACATTACGTAGTCACCCTGCTTACACCAAGGGCCAGTCGGGAATCGCTCTTTATCAGAGTACGCTTGCCCTCCCATATCTAATACAAGTCCTATGGTAGACATAACAGTATCTAGCTGTACTTCTCTGCTAGATTTAATAATGCCACTATCTCCATAAGTATCTTCTACTTCCGGCATAGCTATTAATAGCCTATAACCCACGGGAGTAGGTAATTGGTTTTCCAAATCTTCTTCTGTCGTTTCTTGCTTTGGATCAGCACTTAAATCAGTCATTGTCATCTTCCAAGTAATTACGCGAGAGGTCGTTTACATGATTCAAACAGGAAGTGAGACCTCGTAGCATTCCTGTTATTTCTTTGTATTGGGCGAAGTCTTTAGCTCCTCCATTACCTAGAAATTCTTGTGCGGAGGACATGTCATCCCCGATTTTCTTTTTTAGCACGTCAAAGACGGTATTAGCCATATCTTATTCCTTTGGTTTATTTTTGGCCTCTTTTAGTAAGTCGAGGTCAAGTTTAGTGTTAGCTGTTCGTCTGTCGGCAGCTAGTTTTGCACCCGATTTCTGGGCGTCAAGCTCCAACTCCTGCCTGTCTATATCAAGCTGCGCCTCGTCTATACGAGTATCAGCCATAGTTTTCTGGGCTTTAAGTTGTAGTTCGGCTTGTTTTATCTGCATATCACCCTGATCTTTCTGGGCTTTACGTTGTACTTCTTGCTGCTTAACCTGTAGCTCCGCTTGCTGTAACTGGAACGCTGGGTCTTGCTGTTGTTCTTGCGCTTGTTTCTGTGCAGCTTCTTGCTGATGCTGTTGAGTTAGCTGTTTACCCGCAGTAGCTACAACTCTAGCCAACTGCACTTCCATGTCCTCAGACATCTCTTGATTAGGTGCAGGTAACGGTACTCCCAGCTTCTCTTCCATCTGCGTGCGGTATCTGAACCCTAGGTGTTCTGCTATGTGCGCCTGTAACGACGCCATGATTTGCTGTGCTTGGGGGTTCTGACCGATGGTTTGGGCAATCATTGGGTCTTGCATGAATGATTGGTGCGCCGCTATATGAGCCTCGTGATCTTGATAGATAAAGGCTTTTATAGGGGTACCTGTTAGCGCGTTCATATTCTCGCTTACAGGATCGGTTGGTTTTACATCGTCTTTTGTTGGAACTAACTTATCAGCGTTCTTAATGCCTAAGACATCAATCATCTGACGGTGTAGTTGCGGCAGGTCATAAATCTGCGGGGCTTGCTGTGCCATCTGTAAGACAGCTTGATACTGTACTACCCGCTGCGCCATTGTGGAGCTATTAGGGTCACTAACAGGGATAACGTCTACTAACCTATAGTCTTCCCTACGTGCGGATACTTCCCCTCTAACGGGCACATAGCCGTACTCAGAGGGGGCGTACTCTGCCATGATAGCCTTGAGCATCTTAAACTCTTGCTTCATGGCGTAGTGGACACGGGCTTGTACCGCTGCCATAGGCTTCAACGTACGTTCTAGCAAAGCTAGCGTAGTACCTACTGGGGCATTGGCCGACATGTCAGAAATGTTCATGTCACTAATAGCGCCTAGACGACGACCTTCATTAGTGATCTGGTCTAGCAAAGCTAGTAGAGTTTGACTTGGCTCCTTATAAGGAAGGGGCATGATGTTTTCACGAATGCTACCGGAGGGTACATCTACGTCTTTAAACTCGCCCGGCTCGATGGGGGAGTCATCACCTTTAATACGTAATCCACGGGTCTTTAAGCCCCCCGGAAGATTAGATAGCGTACCAGCGTCCACCAATTGCCGTATAAGCGAGGTTCCAGCTCTAGCGTACCCACCTATGATGTGGATCAGTCCAAGGCCGTAGAAGCCAAATCCGGGCACATATACGTAGTGTACGAAATGTTGACGCTTGAGTGTTAGGTTGTCTTCCTCGTCCCAGTTACGGCGAATAGCTAGAATCTCACTGCTACCACGCTCCATTGTAACGACATAAGGCTTGGCAATCTCTTCGCCTTCTACATCATCACCTTCGATAACTAGGTCTGCGTGTACTTCATACATCGCATAGCGGTTGTCATCTGTAAGCGAAAACCCACCGTCTTCGGCTTTCTTCTCTTCTATATCTGTATGGAATGCTTGGGGTTCACCTAAATCTATGTCACGGTAGAATCCATTTACCTGTAACTTACGTATATCATTCTTAGTTTTACGCATTATATGGGTAACGCGTTCGGCAGACTCAATGTTAGACGCGCCGTATGGCACGATAACGTCTTCTGCGGGAATATAGATAGCGGTCTGTCTACCTAGGCTGGGGTCGAAGTAAACCTTCTTAAACGCCGATCCTGCCAGTCCTAGGCTATATAGCATCCGCTCGTGCTCTGGACGATACTCAACCATGTTCTCTGTAAGCTCATAGTTCATGTCCGCTTTTACACGTTGGGCTGCTTCATCTTTTTCTTTTGTCTCTTCTCCTAACACCTTCACACGTACGGGGCCAGCCGCAGGGAAAGTCTCGCTCATAGTCTCTGCTTGGAAACGAATGGCTGCTTCGGCTAGGACAGTAGAGTTCACACCACATGCGCCTTCCCAAGGAGTTGTACGCTCTTCTTGCTTGAATCCAATAATGTCTAGACCCTTAACATATGTATCAGCCCACTCTTTTCGGCTATCCACGTCTGAGTCTATTAAGTCTATAAGCTCTCCGGCAAGTTCCGCTAGGTAGTCTTCGTCTAGTTCTTCCGCTAGGTTAGCGTCAAAAGCTACAGACTCTAGGCTACCAGCTTCAGGAATCAAAGTAATCTCCATGCTACCGTCAGACAGCGTAACCATGTCGGGGTTAACAATCTCGATCTCTAGTTCCTGCTCGACCATCTCTCCCTCGACTGCTTCTTCGTCCAGTCCTTCAGGGGCTGCATATAAACTTTTTTCAATTGCCATTATCTGTACCTTTAGTTTTTCTTCATCGTGTCCATGTCGTAGTCTTTGTAAGCCTTGCCGTATTTCTTAGCTGCTTCTTTATCTACGGGGATACTACCGGAACCATAATTTGTTGTGTGGTATTTGCCGTTGGCGGTCTTACCCACTATTCTTTTACCTTTTGGGCCTTTCTTACCATAATAATTTTTCATCAATAATACCCAGTTGCTCGCCGCTTGAAGTACTTCTGTTCTTCCGGCTCATCGGTAGGTAACCTTATAAACCCGCCCTGTCTGAAGCGCATTAACGCCATTACAGTCGAGTCCACCAAGTCATCGTTGCTCATAAACGGGAATCCCGCGATCTCTTCTACGACTTCTTCAGCCCATCGAGTTTGCGGAACCCAACATAATCCAGACGCTACAATATCAGATACCGCGTTCAAACGCGCTAGTTTATCACCAGACCCCCTATGGGGAGTATATTCAGACACAGGTAGCCCCATACGTCTCATTTCTTGGTATAGCGCCACACCAGAACTCTTTTTCTCCACAATAAACGAGTCTGGCTCCCAGTCTGCGTACTCTTGCATCGCTAGTTCTTTGAGTTCATGGAACTCTATACGCTGCTTAATACTATTAAGCAAGATTATATTATACGCGTTTTCTTCCTCATTGAAAAACACACCCCAAGTAGTCAGTGCAGTATAGTCCGCTCGGTTGTGCTTTTCTGCCGCAGCATCGAGTGACATGATTATGTACTCACACGCGGGAGGATTCTCCTTCTCCCACCAATTCCACCACTCTCTTTTTACTATAGAGGCTTCTTCGGCGGTGGGTTGTTGCTGGTACTGGGCATTCCACTGAAACGTAGGCATAGACGCCTTGGTACGTAACAGAGCCTCAAGGTCGAAGAACTCAGGCCACAGAGGTTTTTCTTCTATTTCCCCATCTTCGTCCTCAAATTCTAGTATAGCGGGGAACTCTATGACCTCAAACTGGTCAGATCGCTCGTTCTGGGCCATGTCCTTAACAACACGCCCTGTTAGGTCGTCCATGTGCCATCTAGTCTGGATAATAGCTACACTACCCCCCGGCATCAGACGTGTACGAGCACCGAACGTATACCACTCGTAAGCCTTCTCAAATACGGCGAAGTTACCGTTAATCACGTCTTGCTCTGAATGGGGGTCGTCTACAAGCAGTAGATCAGCACCACGACCTGCTAGTGCCGAGCCAACACCACACGCATAATACTCTCCACCTACACTAGTATTCCAACGCCCCGCTGATTTGGAGTCACTTGCTAGCTTTACAGTGGGAAATATGGCTAGGTATTCGGGTGTAGAGATCAAATTACGTACTTTACGGCCAAAATCTACCGCTAAGTCGGTTGTGTGCGACACCATCATCACTTTCTTGTTGGGATTACGCCCTAAATACCACGCTGGGAAGAAAATAGACACCAATTGGGACTTGCCGTGACGTGGGGGGATGTTTACGCAGGCTCTATCCTTCACTCCACTCTCAATTTCCATGAGTAGGTCGGCCAAAATGCGGTGGTGCTTGCCCACAATGAAGTCAGGCATCATGGCCTTGCAAAATTCTATCAAATCGTCGTAGGATAGCTGGTTCTGTTTTCTAGTCGATAGCTCATCTACCAACCTATCTATCTCCATGACCTCATCTTCAGAGAAAGAGTCTAAGTTATCCAACATTTTCTGGATGTCTTCCTCGGAAAAGTCGGGAACGGCCTCAGTCGTCGTCATATAACTCGCCACCCAACCCTAATTCTTCCTCTAAATCCAGTGCTTCCCCGTCTAGGAACACTGCATCCTCGGCTTCTTCCTCCACAGGGACTAGCTTTTCTAGTTTCCTACGCAGTTTAGCCTTTAAATCGTCTGTAGATTGGTGGGTGATTGTTATTTCTGACTTCTCTGCAAACAACCCCACGTCAGAAATCTTACCTAATAGCTCCAAAGCACGGATTCGGGTGCGAGGATCAGGGTTTTCTGTCTCTAGGATCAGCTTGTTAGTCACTAGATGCCGAATGTGCATGGAGTTCTCTACTACGGAACGTCCAAACTCGGTAAGAATCTTGTCTGTAAGTACTATCGAAGCCGGAGTCAGGGTAGACATCCGAGCAGCACTGGCAGTTTTAGAGGTTTTGGCGGGGTCAGCAGCATAGGAAGCAGCTAACTTAGAGGCTACGTCCTTGTCATCCTTGTTAGGGAATAAATCTAGGCCGTGCTCTGCCAATTCTAGCGCGGTATTAGCCGCAGCTTTCGTACGCTTTGTTAAATCTATCTTACGTGGCCCATCAGATAACGGGACACCTAACTCTGGATCGAGGGATAAAGTCATATTGTAATCGCAGGTTGTTAAACCGAAGACACCTATATACCAGAAAAAAATTTTTTCTACAAGGGATTTTAAAAAAGGATGGGGGGTACGGCCTCAAATAGGGGGGTGGGGGTCAGAATCCGAGAAAAAGTAAAATATTCGTGTGGATTAGTAATACATACAAGCGTGGAGTCCCATATATAGC